GTATTAGTTATGATTTTTACTGCTAGCCTCTTAAATAAAGGAAAATAAAGCTTTTCTTTCCACAATCACAGGCAAAACATCAGCAGATTGAGCCTTATATCTACCCATAAAGTGTAGTGTAGCCATGGGGTGAGTACTATCTAATTATAGATACCTATAACGTACTATCAATGACTTACGTTAACTTTACTTTCATTACAGCTAATAGTATGGCTAGGGTGTATGGATTAAATCGCCTTACAGCTCAATACATGAGGTCATTTATTTGTCATATTGATTGAAATACACACATACCATGGGATTGATTGCATTTAACTACAGATATTATCTGCAAATTGACTAGACTTTGTGTACAGATCACACCCCCCCTTTTCACAGTGATGAGATTTAGAAGAATATCCACTCTCTATATTTTTTTACCAAAAGGGCAGCTATCGTTATTTTTTTCAAGATAAGTTTTATCTGTTTATAAAGTTTTTTATTATTTTTTTTTATGCACAATCATCTGAATGGGTTTTGATGATGATTTACTAGACCAGCTCAGCGATTTAGCAAACACTCTCACAGATAAGCAAGAGAATAGTAAGCTTGAGTTTTACCAGCCGTACGGATTTCAAAAAAGATTTCATAATGCCCGCGATATAAAAAATAACTTACCTGAGCAAAAAGGTTTAATGGCGGCGAATCAGGTCGGCAAAACTTTTTGCGGTGCGATGGAAATGTCCATGCACTTAACCGGACTTTATCCTGAATGGTACAAAGGACGTAGATTCAACAAAGCGTCTCAATGTACTGCCGTTAGTAATTCACACGATACCTGTAGAGATATCTGTCAAAATGAATTATTTGGTGATCCAGAAGATGATGTTCCTGGTGGCGGTACGATTCCGAAAGATTTAATCATTGATACAACTAGTAAACCTGGTGTACCGAATGCGTTTAATACAGCGTTAGTCCGCCACCAACCCACGGGTGGAACGTCGGTTGTGCACTTTGCTGCGTATGAGCAAGGTTTTAAAAAACATATGGGTAAGCGGCGTAAGTTTAATTGGTTAGATGAGGAACCGCCGCAAGATGTTTGGTCACAGTATTCACGATCTATATTGGCTACTGGTGGATACAATATTCTGACCTTTACACCTGAGTTAGGTGTAACGGGTGTTGTCGATAAATTTATGAATGATTTGACCGAGGGCATGGTGTTGATTAATGCAACGTGGGAAGACGCTGACCATTTCAAAAAAGACCCGAAACGTCTTAAAAATATATTAGATCAGATACCAGCACATGAGCGTGATATGCGCTCCAAAGGTATTCCGCAGATGGGTTCAGGTCTAGTTTTCCCTGTCACAGATGATGCGATTAAATGTGATCCTTTCAAAATACCAAATTATTTTAGAAGGGTGATCGGCATTGATTTTGGTTACGACCACCCTTTTTCAGCAGCGAGCATTGCTTACGACGCAGATAGAGATATTGTTTATTTAGTAGATGAATACAAGGAATCGCATGCAACACCACCAATACATGCGTCAAGAATACGAGGGATGGGTGCTTGGATTCCAGTTGTTTGGCCGCATGACGGACAGAGTCATGAAAAAGGTTCAGGAATAATTTTAGCTGAACAATACAGGAAAGAAGGTTTAAACCTTATGTATAAACAATTTAGTAATCCACCACCTGTAGGAGTTGAAGAAGGTAAAGGTGGGATTGCGCGTGAACCTGGACTGCATGAAATGTTAATGAGAATGCAAGATAGTAGATTTAAAGTATTTTCAACTCTCACACAATTTTTTCAAGAAAAACGTTTATATCATCGCAAAGATGGGAAAGTTGTTGATCGTAATGACGATTTAATTAGCGCAACACGTTACGCCGTAATGTCGTTGCGCTTCGCACAGTTGCAATCAATACCAAAACGTGTGCAAAATGCGCGCAGAGGGATCAAGAACTGGTAGCAACGTAGGTTGAATCATGCCCGATCCCATCGTGCAGGAAGTTAAAAAACGTAGATTTACAAAAAAGGACATGGATTATGTCACTGATTTTGTAAAAGATACCTACGAACACCGCAAAAATCATAAGCATCGAAAAGCCTTTGAAGAAATTTGGAAGGCTGTTGATCGCCAAATAAAGCTTGAATCAAATTCTGTATCGGAGCGCGACCCTAAATCAACCGACGCTCGTGATGATTGGCATTCTGAAATAGAACTCGGCCTACTCTCTAAAGCCACAGAAATTCTTACAGCAGACGCAATGCGTCTTGGTTTCCCAATTAATCGGGAAATGTTTTTGGTGCACCAAGATTTACGTAATGGCACTAAACCTATTGACCAAAAAGATCAGGAATATTCAGATAAACGACTGCGTTCGTTTATGTCACAGCAGCATATCGATTTCGGTTTTAAAGAACGTGTAAAACTTTCCTTAAAGGAAATATTCCATCATGGGTCAATGTGTGCCGAAATGGTGGATAAACGATTAACCACTATTCATAAAGGCAAGGGGATTCAGCAGTTGAATGCACCTGTCTGGCAACCGCATTCAATGTGGAACACATTTCCTGACCCTTCTCAGTCAATCATCGGTACAAATTTATTCTATGAAGGTTCGATGTTGTTGCGCACTTTTATCTCTAAAGATGCCGCATTACGCAAAAAGGATTGGGTTAATAAAGACAAGATACGTTTAATTGATAAACCTAAAACAAAAGACCTTGAGGTAATTAAATATTACGGTGACATCAACATTCCGCGCGCAAAAGGCGGTGATATCTATTTACCAAACATGGAGATAGAAGTACTTGAGGATATTTTTGTTTCTGGTAAAGCCTCACCATACCCATTCCCAAGAATTATTTACACAGGTTATGAGCGATTCGATGTAACGAATGCATATTACTTAAGCCCGCTAATGAAAATGTCGCCGATGCAGACCTTCACCTCACATGCAATTAATAAATTTATTGATTGGGGTGATCTTACGGTTGAACCGCCTATTTATTACAACATGCACAACCCTGAAATGGCAGCTACTGGCGGCCCAGAAATGAAACCTGGATCAAAAACAGGGGTGACGGGGCCAGCCGATTTTAATGAAGTTCGCGTAGGGGATGGCTCACCTTTACTAGAAGGTATCAGATTCGGCGTGCAACAAATTGAAGAAAATACTGGAGTGGATGCAAATCGTGCTGGAGTAGCTGCAGGAACGGAGCAAACCGCGACCGAGATTAAGTCGAATAACGTTCGCGGCGAACTTCGTATGTCCGACTTTGTTGGTATGTTTGAACAACAAGGTATTTTGCCAAGCTTGTACATGCAGCATGAAATGAACAAGAATAGCTTAGATAAGCGCGGTTATTTATTTTATAACGACCGGCCTGGTGCGGCTGATTTCGATGTAATGAATCGAAAAGATTTGCCTGACAATGTTGTGTTTGATGTAACGGCATCGCGCGGCGTGATCGGTGAAATACAACGTGGCGCTGCCGTGATGGAAGTTACACGATTCTTAAAAGAACAGGAAGGACTTAAAGATATCACCCGTGATGATGAAATTGCGGTCATGCTGTATTCCGATGCAGGAGTTAAAAACCCTGAAAAGATATTGAAAATTAACGATTCAGACAACCCACCTGACCCACAAGTCGTAGCACTACAGACTCAATTAGAGCAAGCCGTTGCTGCAGCAGAAGAAGTGCAAGCTGAATTTCAAAAACAAATACAAGAGCTTGAGAAAAAATCTGCGGATTTAGAAACCAGCAACAATAAGCTTGAGATCAGCGTTAAAGAAAAAGAGCTTGAGGTACAAAAAGCACAAACTGAAACGACAATTGAAAAACAAGAAAGACGCTCAGCAGAAAACGAGTTACGCATTGTAAAGCAAGTATCAATGTCTCAATCAAATTTATTTGGCTTGGTTGAAAAAACAAGAAATGCAGCAGGTGAAAATATCAAATTAGATGAGAATGGTAAACCGCAAAAAGTTTCTCAAAAACCAAAGAGTGCAGCAGCGCCTAAACCTAGAAATGCACCAGCTCCGATCGTAATTCCAGAAAAAGAAGACACTCCTAAAGTTGTTCAGTTGCGCCCTAATGATACTGGCGGGTTTACTGGCGAAATTGAACCAATGGATGGTAAGGGCGAAAAACAAATTATTCAACTACAACCCACAGAGGATGGAACCTTTTCAGGAACCATTAGTTCTGAAGACGGTGATATTGAAATAGAAATTAACAAAAACCAAAGTGGTGGTTACGTTGCGACATCTATCCCTAGTTAAAACATTATTTTTATTAATATTTTTATTCTCATTCGTTAATGCTGAAGCTAGAAACGCTTTATTGCTCTATAAAGTCAGCAATAGGTTTGATACCGATGGTATTGAAACCTTTGACTGTAAAACGAATAAAGCTTGCGGCGTTACGATGTTTCGCAGTGCAGGCAGCGACCGTCGCCTGCCTGGTAACTTTGCAGCAGTACTTGACGGCAATAGAAATAACAACTCCACTGACAGCCTGCCCGTTGTAACAACAGAGCCGAACAATAGGGTATTAACCTTTGCTTTTGGTGTGGGTACAGATTTTACCTTCTCTGAATCAACAGAACGATTTGCACAAAGCATTACAGGTACTAATTTACGTTTAGAAATCGCAGAAAAAGAAGCGCTTACGTTAGGGCAAAGCACAACGGTTGAGACGGTTACTAGTGATCAAACTGGTGAATTAAGCATGATTGTCGCCGCACTTAGCCCAGGAACGTCTGGAAATGTCCCGCCTATTTCCATAAGTGATTACTCAAGTGCTGAAAGCTTAACGGGTGGTGTAATCACTATGCCTGAGTCACCTAATACCAGCAATGGCAATGTTGTATTCGCGATTATATGGACAGATTGCTTTCAAAAGCCTTCAATACCGCCCGATTATTATGAGCTTGCGTATGTAAATATTATTGAAGAGCCACCATTAGCGCCAAGACCTTATCCGGCTGAGCTTACGTTAATAGGTGAAACAGATTTAACGTTAGCCAGTTATGAAAACTTTGGCACAAGCGCTGACAGCACGATAAGCAATATGAGTGAATTGCAATCTAGGTATAGAACCAGATACATGTCTGGTTTTGACTCAGATGCAACACTTCGAACTCGATTGCAGCGATATACCGATGATCCAGCAAACTATGTATTCACCGAAAATTCACTAGATTTAACGGCAACTGTAGACCCAGTTATTGATTCCGTAACACGGTTAACCGATCACTTTGAATTAACCTATGAGACTGCAAACATCGCAACCCTTCCAGCGGTAGGGCAGATTGTAACGAGCAGCAACCCAGACCCTGAATCACCGACTAATGCTGATCCTGGTTCGGCAACGGTGTTAAAGACTCAAGCCATAGATGATACACAAGGGTCTATATTTTTAGAAAATGTTACGGGGTTGTTTGAAAGGGATGACGTTGTAACGTCAGGTGCTTGGAATGCCATCGCTGAAGATGATTTAGCTAGTGGTGGTTTGATTTACAGCGGTTTGATTCGTGATAAAGAAAATTATCGCTATTACTTTTCAAAAGTACTAATACAAACATCACCCGTTAAAGGCTCATTCACAGCAGATTGGTCTTTCGTACACCAAAATAACTATACAGGTATAGGTGGCGGGTTATCAAAGTCTGAATTCGATCATTTTGAATTCGTGGATGGAGATACATTTAACAACACTACAGAACAAGTGTTCGTTGCGTTCCACGAATCAAATAACCAACCGGAAGGGTTGCGTTTGTTTGACATGTTATTTAGAACATCGCAGTCGGTTCAAGGTTGGCAAGACATAACCTATTCAAGCGGTAGTGGTGTCGTGCCTGATCTTACTTGGGGTCAAGAATTTGGTGCGCAGTTAGATGAAGCTGGAGCGGGTACTGCGATTGGTCGCTCATTAGAAATACTATCCGGCGGTGCGACCAGTGGGACTATTCGTGTGACAGTAACAAGCGAACAGACTTTTCAAGCTGGTGATGTATTTGAATATAATCCAGATGGCGGTGCTGTTGAATGGACTGCAACCATAGATTCTATTACGCCGCCAATAGATTTTGCAGACGCGCCTCATTTCTCTGCTGCGCGACAGCGACCCAGTGAATTAAAGTTTTATGATGTCACTTATGATGCTGGCTCAGGAGCATTGCCTGTTAATAGCGACAACAACCCTGGTCGACCGTTTACCACTCCTAATGGCACATACATATATTCGGACACGGTTAGCGGAGATATCAACAGCGGTACGTTCAAGTTATTACTAGTAGAGGGCACGTTAAATGATAACGATGTTCTTTCAAATGATTCGTTTACGGTAACGATTAACGGAACGCCTGTACAAGACCCAACGGAGTTGGACGAATATTTTTGGATTTTTGATGAAAAATATGTGCTTGCGCATGGGATTCAAGCGCACGTACGGGATAACGGATTACCTTCTTCTGTAAGTCATCTAATTACTAACTATGCGGTGGGCGGTAGTGGTGGCTTCTCAGGGCCACCAGATAGTTTGCCTCCTTTCCAAGATGGCAGCGCGAAAATGAGCGTGTACTCTAAAGAGATTTGGCAATGAGAATATTTCTATTATTCTTATTGTTAGTGGGTTCAGCTCACGCAGAAGATTTTCATATATGTAATACGCCACTCGGCACAGGCGATGCGAGTTCACCCGCTAACTGTGGTGGTGAAAATGAATTTAATTCGCCGAAAAGCCCTGGTGATAATGTATTTTTCTATACGACAACAGGATTAATGGAATGGGAGCCGCAATTTCATAGTGGTACGGGTAACGCGCCAGCCCAGCGTATTTTTTATCACAACATGAGTCGCAATTTAGGCATTGATTTTAATATAACGAATTGCACTGGCACACCTACTGTCGATATGCGCTGCACTTCCAGTACGCAATACTCAAACGATGCGCAGATGATTGTATTCGAGCGTGACATTGACCCGAATACAGGCGAGGTGCTTGCAGGTGAAGACTCTAGGGGTGCGAATTTAACCAAGCCGTTTCCTGGTAACGTATTGGGCACAGGCAATGAGATTGGCTACTGGAATAGAAATATCGGTGGTAACCGAGAAGATGACCGCGAAGGTAATCTATTTGAAAACGGCGAAGTTGTTAATATTGGTGGCACGATCCATATTCGCACTAGTGAAGCCACTGACCCAAGACAGCCCTATGTAATTTCAATGCCGCATCCTTTAGAGGATTTGGTATTCCCTGCAAAAAATATTCGTGGCACATCATCACAAGATTGTTTTGATGTGCGTGGTAGACAATATATAACATTGGTTAACCCCAAAGGTGAATATTGTCATACCGTTGTAGATGCTGAGGACAGTAATGGTATTCATGTGATACGACCTTTTTGTCGGTACATGGGTGGCTTTACAGGTTGCGTCGATCATAGAAACTCAATCGATATTTATGTTGAAGACATCGACTGTTTGTGGGTAGGTAGTTTTGATTCGCACCATTATGAATGTGCTGGCGGTATTGGTGGCAGGTATGCTTATTACAAAGGCGGACAGATTGGTTACACAGGTCACGTTGGTTTTAATCGTGGCATCGATACAAAATTAGAAGACATTCATTTCCATCACATCGGCGGCAAGCCTACAAGCACGAATACGGATCGACGTTTTTATGTGTTTGGTTCTAGGTTTGGGCCGGAAGCATGCCCAGGGGAGAATCAGTTAGAAAATGCACATATTTCTAACCATCCCTGTTTAGGCTTTAACACCGACGGGCGAATATTCGGTTTTAACGAATACTGGAGTTATGACTCTACATTAATTAATTCCCGTTCAGGTTCACAACCTGACTTAAATTGGTGGGCGTATCACAACACGGTGCATGATATTAACACTAGCAGTACGGCTGGGCTTATTGATGTTTTGTCACGAACGGGTGATCCCATTCCTGACAATGTAAATATTGTTAATAATTTATTTACCAGTTTTACAACAAACAATGGTAATAATTGTGTTGGTATCAGTTACTCTGGAAATATAGGTGTTAATCCTAGTAATAGTAATTCGACTATTGAGGGGAATGCTTTTCAATCCGCTAATGGGTGTAATAATTACTTATCGGGTAATACCATTGCTAATTATGAATCTAATTTTCCATCTAATGTAGCGAACAACACTGCGCTTACTGGCTCTCCGAATTATTTCAGTGATGACCCGATAAATGCTAATTTCAATTTAAACGCAGGCAGTAATGCAATTGATACAGGTGTGTTCTTACCTGGTGTTACTGCAACATGTTCGGGTAATGACACAGTTACCTTAACCAATACAACTTGGATACCTGTGCCGAGTGCGACTGCGCCGTGGAATCCTGATAACGGCTTAAGTGATAACTTAGTTCTTCGGCCTATTACGATTGGAAGTGAAACAGGTTTACGTGTGATTGGTATTAGTGGTAGTAACGTAACCGTAGATCGCGCAGTAACTTGTCCAGCTAATTCACCGGTTTCATTTGATTATACAGGGGCATCGCCCGATGCTGGCGCGCATGAGTTCGGAGGTGGAAATACGAGCCCACCATCAGGCACGAACGATACGCTTGACGCGGTAACCGCTGGCTATTGTGAAGTTGTTATTCCTTATGCTGATTTATTGCAAAACGATACAATTACAGGAACAAGCCCCACCGTTATTAATTTAACAGATTTAACGCCTGCCTTCGGGCGAATAGTTGATAATTCTACAAACAGTGAATTTAGCATTATTGAAATAGATGATAGTGTTGCAACAACTTTTCAGGGTAGCTATGTCGCTCAAGATAGTAACGGTGAGTCAAGCCCTGCTACTTTTTCGATGTTAGTGAATTCTTCTACAGTCATTGACCCTGGTACACCCGTTGTGCCAAACCTTGATGAAACCAGTATCGCATCAACAGAAAATAGTTTTTCTGGTACGTCAGGTGTTATTGATTATCCTCCTGGTGTAGTAAGTGGAGAAAGCGGATTACTTATGGTGTGTAATCGTGACTCTAATCAAAATCTTTGGGGCACGCCCGCGGGCTGGACTTCTTTAGGCCAAGGTGATGGCGGTAATTTAAACAGCAGCGCATGGGTAAGAGTTGCAGATGCCGCGTCTAATGTAACCGTGACGCACACAGGTGATGCAGGTGATGAAAGTTATTGTCTAATGGCACGCATAGATGGCATAAACTCTAACAGCTTAGTGCATGATTTTGAATTTCTCAGAGATTCTACGGGCGGTAATAATAGTGAAGCGTGTCAAGCGTTGGTAGATACTACATTCGACCAAGGTTTGGCTATTTGTGTGGGTGCTACAGATAATGATGGGGCTGCTACCAATTCAACCTTTACAAGTTACGATAAAAAGTTCGAAGGCGCTGAAGCGGGTGGTTCTAGCGGAATACATATAGCTCAAAGAGTGATTAGCCCTGCGGGAGCTGTGCCTGCTGAGACGATCACAATTAATAGAAATGACAGACTGCATACCTTTCACGTTGTATTTAATGCCGATCCTGAAACCGATTCAGTAACAGGTGACCCGATTATTTTTTCCGATGACTTTAGCGAAACAGGTGCCGTCGCGTTAAATGCTAAGTCATTGGATGTTGGTACGTATGTGTACGATGCAGAAACGGGATGTACGGTAGATACAGGCTTTAGTTGTCCGTCTAATGACGGTTGGGTTATTCCAACAGGCATAGCAGATGGTGTGATTACTGCTTCTATTTTGCTGCCGACTACTAATGCAAATCTAGTATTTGATGTTCGAGGCGATAACATTAAGCCAACGTTTGACGGAGCGAACGGCGGGAATCAAAAGCAAAACTCATTACGCGCTGTATTCGATATAGCAGATAATGAAATTAAATTTAGTCAGCGTATTAATGGCGTATCTACTACGATAGGCTCAACGATAAACGTGACCTTAACGCCAGGTTCTACAATTAACCCTGTGTATACAATTGATGGTAATACAGTAACGTTTGAGCTTGATACAGAAATCCAAACATTTACAATTGATCCAAACTTGCAAGGTACGCATATTGGCGGACGCATTAATCCTTCCACTGACGAAAAAATACTTTCGCTTGAAGTTAGAAGCGCACAAACCCCAGATACTACAGCTCCAGCAACACCTGTATTAACAGGGGTAACCAATGGGTTACAGGCTGATCTTACAGGACAAGTGGCTTCTGATAATGTTCGGTTAAGTTCGTATGAGTTTTTAGTGAATGATTGTTTAGGCGGCACTACCTTTACAGTATTTGAAAGCGTTCAAGACTCAACACTAGGCGCTAAACAAGCCAGCTTTAACATTCCTAATGCAGGCAACGTGTGTGAATTTCAATTTAGAACCATTGATACATCTAGCAATGTATCTGGTGTAGATACATACACTAGCAGCGCAGGTATTAATAACAATCAGCCATTGTGCGAGCCGACGGTTGCTGTAGATAATATTGTGACCGATTTACCTACAGTGTTAAATGCAATAACGCTAGCAAATGTAACTGATCCAGATAACGATACGGTAGTCGCTAATCTTATCGTGACTCAAGCCACTAATGGTGGTGTGAGTGTATCAAATCCTAATGATATGAACGTTAGATATACAAGCATCGAAGATTATGTCGGCGCTGATTCATTTACAGTTAGATTCTCAGACGGGAACGGTGGTACATGTGAGAGTGTATTTAATCTAACGGTAGACCCACAGCCAAGTGGTACACGATTTGTAACAACAAATTCAGTGTTAATTATTAATCAGCAAGATATTGAAATGACATGCTTGAACTCTGATGGGGATGTGATTAATACCAACAGAGTATCTGAAAGTAACGCGCCATATGAAATAGCCGATATGTCTACCGATGCGTCTGGGGTGTTTAGATTTAATTTATACGATGGCGGTAATCTTTCGAGCGGTGAAGATATATTTTGTGCAGCATCCTGGCCGGACTCTACTGCGCAACGCGGATATAAAACATTTTATGCATTATTGCCTGTACAAATAGAGCCTTAACATGGCGATACAAGGGAATGATCCACATTCAGGATCAGGCATATCGGGTAATGATCCACATGCAATAGCTAATGCATCGCATTCAATACTATCGATAAGTAATCCAACACCTCCAAGCGTTCAAGAAACCGGAGATACAGGCACTACAGACTTAATCTTCCCACTTACTTTTGATATCCAGCCTCTAGCAGATGTAACGGTAGAATATTCTGTAGATATTGCGGGGAATTTAACACCAGGCTTAACAGTAAATGTATTACCTGCTGGGGGGCAGATAACGGTTGCTGTAGCGAATGATGATGCTGTTAATCCTGATCGCGTAGTAACGGTAACACTTACGTCTATTGTTTCAGGGGATACGACACTTGGTACAACTGTAGGTGTAGGCACAGTCGCTGAGGACGATGTTGCGCCATCTGTTGTAATAATAGCAAACGCTGCCGATGTATTAGAATCTGGTGATACGGGAACTACATCAATAGTTTTTCCTATTAGCTTTAACACACCACCAGAAACGGATATCGCAATTGAATATTCGCAGGATATAGCAGGCGTTCTGCAAACAGGTCTTACACAATTAATCCCTGTTAATGGTGGTAATATTGTTGTTCAGGTACAAAATGACGATGTTGTTACGGGAGATAGGTTAGTAACTGTAACTCTCACAGATGTAATGGATGGTAATGCCGTATTAAGTGCTGCCATATCTGGTACGGGAAACATTATTGAAGACGATGCAATTGTACCTATTTTATCTATCGGAAACCCTACACCAGACTCAATTATAGAAAGTGGTGATGTGGGCGATACTACGCTCATATTCCCTTTAAGTTTTGATGTAAATCCAACAACAGAGATTGCTGTTGAGTATTCAACTAATATTGCTGGTGTTGTAACAAGTGGAAATGCCTATATTGTACCAATTATTGGTGGTGCTATATCAGTTTCTATACCAAACGATGACATCGTAACCGCAAATAGAAGTGTAACCGTTACATTAACCTCCATTACTAATGGTGACGCAGTAATTGGCTCATCTGTTGGGTCAGGCATTATTGTTGAAGACGATATTAATTCTTTACCAGATATGAGTGGAGGGGGTGGCGGCACAAGCTCTATTCAATCCACTGATTTTTTTGATGACCTATCGAGAAGTTTTTTAGCGCGTCGCGCAGAATCTCAGGCTAGGGCTGATGCAACTAGACGAACACCTAAAGATATTAATGTACCACCACCAACTAATCCAGATATTAATCCAGAATCATTTAACCAGCCTTTGTCTTCGATAGCAGAATTAACAGGATTTTTAGCAGATCAGCTTTTACAACAACAACAGCAACGAGCATTTGAAGAGCAACAATTATTAGATCAGCAAGCACAAGCTGAAGCACTACAAAAGCAGCAAAGTGATTTAGCTGTCGTAATTACTTTATTGGTAAATTAATATGAAAAAACCACTTCCCCCACATTTGGTTCAATTACATGAGTCTGAATGCTATCAGCCAATCATTGATGATTTAATTCGCAATTATCCCGTTTTGCCTGAATATAAGTGGGGGGAAGGGGATAAAACAGAGTATTACAAGCAAATAAGTGGAATGAGAGAGGGTTTTCGTCTTGTTTGTCGGACTTTAGGTATAAATATACAGGAGATAATCGATGCCAGAAGAAAACCTTAACAATGAAAATGACGCAGCAGATGTTCAAAAAGCTGATGAAAATGCTACCGCGCTTGAAAATATTTACAACGAGTATAATATAGAGTCAAATTCTGATGTAGCAGAACAAAATTCTTCAACAACAGAAATTAAATCCACTCCCGACAAGGCTGTGGCAAACACTGATAGTCAAGTTGACTTGAATCAAGTGTTACAAAAGGTTGAGACAATCGAGTCCAATCTTAGCCAACAGCAAGCCGATGCAGAGCGGAAAGCGTTAGATACAGATATCAAGCACGCCGTTTCAGCCGTCAATGAGATAGCTAAATTGCCAAGAGAAAGTTTCGTGCAAGGCCATTTGGCTGAGCTTTACGCTACTGATCCAAGATTTAAAGCAGCTTTTGATAATCGCGGGCAAAACCCACAAGCATTTAAAGCTGTAATCAAGGCAGTAGGAGAAGACCTTCACAAAAGCAATAATTTTATCCCAGCAGACCAGATTGAATCGGATCGCAACAGTTTTGAGCATGGTATGAATTCACCCTCTAACACAGGTTTAAGCGCAGAGCAGCAAGAGCTTGGTGAAAAATTAGATGGTATGAGCGATAACCAGTTTGATAACTATATGAATAATCTAGCGCGTCAGGTTTAGAAATTAACTTAATAGTCCTGATGTGTTTTACACAAGGACTTAAATCATGGCTTTAACAGATACTGGTCAGGCGCAGATAAACCAACTGCCTGTAGACTTTCATTTAATGAAAATGTTGCTTCGTACAGCTAGTGCGAATGCGCCTTTTTATGGCCCAACAATGCCAGGACAATTAATGATGAACGCTGGCACGCGAAGTGTTAAGTGGGAACGCATTGAAAACCTGGATGTGGCGACCGATCCACTACCTGAATTGACAGGTAATTATGCGGGGATGGCTTTCCAAAACCGTGAACCTGTAATTCCTACAATCACGCCCGTTACCGCAAGCATGCTTAAGTATGGTAATGCGATAGCGTTACCTGAAGAGCTTGAGTTGTTCTCGGTGAATGCGCGTGCTGCCAAGTTTATGAAAACACTTGGCGAGAATGCAGGCCGTACACTTAACCATGTCCTTGCTGATATTTATGCAACGGCAAGTAATACTCGTTTTGCTAACAAGGTAAATAGTGCGGGGGATATTATAACCTCTTTGGGTGCGAATGATATTCGTGCTGCGGTTAACTTTGTTAATCGAAATGATGGATTAATGTTTCATCCGCAGATTACGGGTGGCAGCTTTGAGGGATCAAGCCCAGTTCGTCCATCTTGGTTAGGTATTTGTCACAGCGACGTAGAAGAAGACATTCGTTTGATACCAAACTTTATTTCTTCTGAGCGTTATGGTGGCTATACACAGTTAATGCCTGGTGAGTTTGGCGCTGTCGGCGGTGTTCGTTGGATATCTACTTCACTAGATGTACTAATTAGCCCTGATGCTGGTGGAGCTGCTGGAACAAACAATCTACGTTTTACTACGGATAATACATCTGCTGATGTATACGATAGTTATGTTCTAGGAATGGAAGCTATTGGCTCAGTAGGTTTAGGCGAAAACCATTCTAGCAAAATATACAAGACTGGTGATCGAATTCCTGCCGTGGATTTAATCCAACATATGCCTAAAACAAATGGCATTTCCGATCTTTATCAAGAAATCTACGCCGTAGCGTGGAAGTCTTGGATGACGGGAACGGTATTAAATAATGATTGGGTTGTTCGAGTACGAACAGGTGCTGGCAACAACACAATTTAACTTTAATAACTAGGTGTGATACGGGGTTATTTTATGTAGCCCCGTTTTTATAAGAGGTTTGTAATGAAAATTAGAACTTCTTTTTTGCGTCGTAAGCGAAAACGCAAACGACCAATAACAAAGAAAAAAGTTAAAGCTCCTTTAATGCGGGTAAAGTAAAATATGCGAGTCATTGATGCCGTAAATATTGTATTAAGAAACAATGTAATATTGCGTGGCGACGATGACAACTTAACTAATTTTTCTGATCAGCAACACGAAGCCACAAGCATTCTTGCTCAACAAGCAATACGTTCTGAATTAACCTATATAGCAAGTTTTAGATTACTTCCTAGTGAAAGGAAAATTGGAACGATAACGGCTATTGAAAATAAACGAACTTATGAATTACCTGAAGACTTTGTGGAAATGTATGGTGAGAAGCCATTCTTATATGAACAAGAAAACCCGTCTAGGTATTTATACGAATATCCTGGTGGTTATGAAGGGCTTCGTCTAGGTGACAGGCTGTGGCATCAAACTACAGGTGAGCCTAATTATTTTTATTTTGAGGATACTGATGCAGCAGGCAGGCAAATGCTTGGTCTTTGGCATATACCCAATGAGAATGCTGCGGGGAATGTGTACGTTTTTGATTATGAAAAAAGCGTATCAGTTTCTGCATTTGATGACTTAATCCCGTTCCATACTGTAGAGGCTACAACAGCATTTACTGATATGGCTTCACGCCGTTTTTTATATCTTATACGTGAAAATTTAAACCTTCAGGAGTTAGAAAGAGATTTTGCATGGAGAGAAGCAAAGGCCGCTTTATTGCGCGTATTGTTAAGAAGAAAGCCTAAGCATAAGTATGGCCGTAGACATCATACCGATAATTATATGAGAAGTTATTACTAATGCCTGAGCTATCCTTCCAAGGTGGCATTAATCAACTTAACGATATCAACGTATCCAAAGAAGAGTGCGTTAGTGGCTTTAACTTTGATCTTGAGTTAGGCAAAAGTTCTCTTACCTCAAGAAGACCTAATGATTTAAAAGTAAATGCTACCGACAGAATAAATGGAATACTTCAGTTAGTTAAGCGCGACGACACATTCACTACGTTATTGATCGCTGGAACCAATGTGTATAACTGGGATGGTTCAGAAGTATTGTCTGACAGTATAGGAACCGTTGTTACAAATGGAACATTCAGGGATGTTATTTGGCCGCTAGATGATCATTTAATTATCACTGATATAAACTTACAAAATCCGGTTAAGCAATGGGATGGCACAAGTTTTACAACAATGGTTACAGGTTTACCTAACGAGCTTCGCGCCAAATATGCGTTAGTTCATAACGGTAGATTGTGGCTAGCGAACCTTGAGTCGCCCGCTGGCACACCAATACCGCACGTTATTGCGGTATCAAGATTAGAGGATCATCAAGATTTTGATTTAACGAGACAGTCAAAAGGGCAAGATGATGGGCAACCCATTTTTGACACCGTAGCTGATCCATTTTTTATGGTAGCGCCTGACTTGAGAGCGATTAACGGTTTTGATGTGATAAACCAAGAAGTAGTTATTTCAACTAACAATGGTCGTTTGTATAGAATACTTGGAAGTGATCCTAATGATTATGAGATAAGAAGTTTTTATCAAGGCTCAGCAGCGATAGGGGATGAGTCGTTTGCAAATATTGGAAATGATTTAGTCTATGTCAGGAATGGCGGTGTGATTGAATCGCTACAGGCCACCGAAACATCTGGCGACGTAACAGCAAATGATCTTTCCTTAACAATACGTGATATTGCTAGAGGTTTAAACGGCGCTAAAGTTGTTTATGAGCAACGACGACAAAAAGTATTTTTCTTTGTTGCTGGTCAAGCGTTGGTTTTATTTAAAGAAATGATATCTAGTAATTTTTCACCTTGGAGCATTTATCGAACAGCATTGGACAATTCTTTTAATGCCACTTCTGCAAAATATCTGCGAATACCTGGGGCTTCAGAGTATACAGTTTACTGGGGTGATGAGTCTGGAAATGTATATGACATAAATGGCGAAGGAAGAGGGGATGCAGGATCGGTTGATATCGATGTGCGACAAAAAAAGTCTATGTTCAATAATAATTATGGGCAAGCTTTTATTGGTCGGGTTATGTATCGCCGTAGGCAGCCGGTAGAAGTAAATATATCAGTAGAATTTGGTGATGAATTTACCACTTCTACTGCTAGTTTAATGTTGCGTGGCAATCCACCAGATGTAACTAAGAATTATTACAATGATGAAAGATATTATAGTAATGAAACTTATTACAGTGAAGGACTAATCTTAGGCGCATTTCCTAGCACTAAAGGTTTTTCTCCGATTGGCCGTGGTGTTGCCTCATTTATGGAGTTTCAAGTAAACACCTCTAATGATTTTCAAATAGATAAATTTATCTTTGCTGAGAATGATTCGATTCAACAGGAAGTATTAGTATGACAGCACAAGCAAAAAAACGTACTGAAATGAAAGTAGTACGAAAAACACTTACCTTAAACAAAAAGAAAACAGGTTATCCGAAAATTAAAAAAACACGTAGCCAGTTTAAAAGAATGCTTAATCGTTTAAACAAAAATGGTAAACCTGAGTTTCGTGAAGCATTCCCTGAAAATATAGCTCAAACAAAAAAAGATATCGCAGTATTACGCGCTGCATATTTGCGAGGGTCGTTTAATTATTGGCCTCAAAATATGGATTTAGAGCAATTCAAAATTGCAATTTTAGATCGCGTTGGTCATTACGATAATGCAATTATGGTGTATGACTTTAATGCTTTAGCTGGCGGGGATTATGCGCCGGTAGGTCTGATTGTAGAGTTTAATGATGGTTGGGAGCTTACCCCTCATGTTGAATGGTTCCCTTGGGCAACAAACAAAAATATATTACGTAGCGCTGTAAATTACATGAAAAGCAAAACGAACGATAAGAATGTTGGGGTATTGGTTGTTGAATGCTTAGAGAGCGCTAAGAATTTTTACAATCACGTTTGCGAATATGGGGTGTTATATCCTGTTGCTCGAATTAAACATGGTTGGCCAAATGGAGATAAGTTTATATTTTCACTTAGTTGTGCGAAAGCGTTTGAGGATTAATATATGAGTCTTAGTAGTTCAAGTCGCCAAAGGAGGAGAGCGCAGCCAGCCTTTAGCCCGTTTGGAAGTTTAGTTCGTGGCAGGTTGAATTTTTCTGGCTCAAGTGCTGAAAATCAGGATTTACCATTACAACAAATATTAGGATTAATTTCTCCTAATGATGAAAGTGTTCTTTCTCGTTTTACCAATAATAAAGATGGATTTGTTGCTTCGCAAATTAACCCATTCCGTGAAAACCTTGAAAGACGTTTAGCACAAACTGAAACAAGCCTAAAGCGTAGAAATATATCGGGGAGTAGTTTTGGTGATGCGTTACTAACCAGAGAAAACAATACCGCAAACCGTGAGCTTCAAGATGCTACGGCAAACGCATTACAGAATTCATTTGGCTTTGAGCAGCAATTAATTCAAAGCGCGGCAGGTGGTGCGCAATCAATATTAAGTGATCGTATTAATCAGTTAATTAATATAGCAAATGGCGGTGGGACTACAACAACTAGCAATTCAGATGGTGGTCAAACTCTTGCAACGGTTGCTAGACTATTTAGCGGGTTCGCTGCGTAAGGATTTTATTTATGCCAATTAATCCATTTGAAAACAATGTAGCAAGACCCTCTCCAGCTAAAAAGAGAGAGCCTTTTTTACAGCGCATTGGTATCGCAGAAGAGGGTGACCAAACCAAGATAGGCACAAGGCTTCTTAATGCACTTGTTAATGCTGGTGACCCGCGTGCTTTTCAAGATTTACAGAATAGTAGAGCTAACAAAGCGGCCGCACAAAAGGATGCTAAAGATCAAGAACTTGCTAGACAAAAAGAAATTCAAGAAAAAGCTTTGGGGATTGCGAATGATGCTTTGAAAATGGTCAGGGAAAATGAAATTGATCCAGAAGAAGGTATACGAGATGTGGGTCGAATAAGGCATTTATTAGCGCCTGAAGATCGAGACAGGTTTGGTGATGAACAATTTACTATATCTAATAAAATACAGTTTGATCGTGAACAAGCGGATATTAAGCGACAAGATGAATTATCTAACAGACAGAGAATTCAATCTAATTTAGATCGCACTTTTAATCAAAGTGTAGCGCGAGATAATTTAGCCAGAGATAAGTTTAATTTCAAAAAATCAGTAGATCAAGTTAAAAAAACTCAAGAAGAAACACCTTCTTTAACTCCTGCATCTGATGCTTTAGTTAAACAAACAGGAAGACTGTTATCACAGGATGATGATTTTAATGAATTAAGTGACGAGGATAGAATAAATTTTTCAA